TTGGAAAGAGCCCGAAATGATTGGAAAAGATTAGTAACGACTGGAGGATTTGAGATTGACATTAATCTTATGCCAAAAGGACAAAACAATGAGTATTCAATTAAAGGGCTCTTTTCAAAACATCATGTTTCTTTGAATAGTGAAGGATTGCAAGTAAATGGAGAAAATATAAGAATAACAATTATCGAAGCAGATTTAGTTGCTTTAGGTTATCCTTATAGAAACAACTTAGACAAAGTGTCTATGTTTAATCATTTTGCTACGTTTACAGATAGTTCAGGATTGCTTAAAACATATAAAATAAAAGAAGTTTATCCAGATGAAACAGTAGGAGTTATAACGTGTATATTATCTAATTATGGAACCCAAGATAACATCAGCATTATTAATTAGTAATATAGAATTAATCAGAGATAGAATTGCAGAAATTTTATTGGCTGAAATTCATAATCAATACGCTTTAAAGGCTATTGATTTTGATGTTAACGAAGTTTGGTTAGAACGTATTACACCAGTTAACAATGATGAAGATTTGATAGTTAATGTAGGCATATTGAATTTAAAACCTACAGATAATATTCCAACAGCATCAAGATTAGACAACAGTTATTTTATAGATATTTATTTAGTAGGTCAATCGGAACCGACAAGCGAAGATGGTGGATATACATCAGCAAAAAAAGTTCAAAAATTAGCAGGTTTAATTTTGAATATTTTACACCATACAGCATATATAAGATTAGGTTTCGATACTGAAAAAATAATATCACGTCGAGCAGTAACAGATATAACATTTAGCCAAGATGCAACAAAAGACGAAGGCGGATTTATGCGAATGGCAAGGATTGTATTAAATGTAGAAGCTAATGAATATCATGGGCAGTTAAGTGCAATATCAGTATTAGAAGCGAACACAACAATTAAATTAAATCAAACAGAAAAAGGTTTTTATTTATCATTAATAAATAATTAAAAAATGACAGCAATAAGCACAGCAGTAGGAAACGAAAGAGTAGCAAGGATTGTAGGCTATAAATTACTGAAAGGTAATTTTGCCGTTGAAAGTCCAAACTTGCCTCAACGTATTGCAATATTAGCAGAAGCTAATACGGCAAATCAAAGCGGACTGACTGTAAACCCAGACGAGATAACAACTGCAAAAGAAGCAGGAGATACATTTGGGTATGGTAGTCCAATACATCAAATTATGAGAATTTTAAAACCAACAAATGGCGACGGAGTTGGTGGAATACCAATTGTAGTTTATCCACAATTAGAAGCAGCGGGAGCAACGGCTACAATTATTACATCAACAGCGACGGTATCGAGTGCAGCAGATGACAACAATACACATTATCTTGTAATAAATGGACGTGATAATATCGACGGACAATACTATAATTTTAATGTTGTTGTAGGAGATACTAAAGCTACAATAGTTGCTAAAATGATAGTAGCGGTTAATGCCGTTTTAGGTTGTCCATTTATTGCAACGCAAGGCGGTGGAACAGGAACTGAAACATTTATTTTAACAAGTAAATGGAAAGGTGTAACAGCAGCAGAAAGGTCATTGGTATTTGATACGAATGGAAATGATTGTGGCGTTACTTATTCAACTTCGGCAAACGTAGCAGGAACAGGAGCAACAACATTAGCAAATACCACACCTGTTTGGGGTTCTTCATGGAATACGATTGTAATTAATAGTTACGGAACGGCAGCGTTTAGTGCTTTAGAATCGTTTAATGGAGTACCAGACCCAACAACACCAACAGGTAAATATGCAGCGATTAACTTTAAACCGTTTATTAGTATATGGGGTTCTATTGAAGGAACAGCGGCTACATTAATAGCAATTACAGATGCAGCAGGTAGAAAATCACAGGTAACTCATGCACTTGCACCAGCTCCATTGTCAACAGCGACAACATGGGAAGCAGCGGCAAACATGGCATATTTATTTGCTATCAATTCTCAAAATACACCACATCTTGATGTTAACGGTAAATCATATCCAGATATGCCAGTACCATCAGATGAAATTATTGAAGATTTTAGCAGCTATGATAACAGAGATGCTTTAGTAAAAGCAGGTTGTTCAACTGTTAATATAAGTGCAGGTAAATATGTTGTAGAAGATTTCGTTACAACATATCACCCAGACGGAGAAACACCGCCTCAGTTCAGATATTGCAGAAATTTAATGTTAGATTTTAATGTTAGATATGGTTATTATTTACTTGAATTGGTAAATGTATTAGACCATACAATTATTCCAAGTGGACAAATTACTAATGTTAGTAACACAATACGTCCAAAGGAATGGAAGCAAATATTAAATTCTTATGCAGATGATTTAGCAGCAAGAGCATTATTATCTGATGCTGAATTTATGAAAGCAAATATAACTGTTGAAGGAGATGGCACAAATCCTGACCGTCTGAATACACAATTTAAATATAAACGTACAGGTGTAGCTCGTATATGTTCAACAGATGCAGTAGCAGGTTTTAATTTTAACGTACAATAAAAAGGAGGTAACAAATGGCATTTATAGGTGGAGATTTAATTTCGATTTCGTATAAACACCCAACATTAGGAAGCGGTACATGGTATCCAAAAAGTGCAGAAGATGGCAATGTAGATAATGGCGGTTACAACTCAACAGACGAAGCAAATGGAATCACAGGAGCAGGTCAAATGATAACAACCATTAATCGTAAAAGGTGGATGGTTGAAGTGACTGTAGGTTGGGATATGGCAAACACAGATGAAGTTGCAAAAGCTGGTTTATTAGCAGGTTCGCCTGTTGATGCTGACTGGATTTTTGAACACATTAACGGAACTGTATGGGGTGGAAAAGGTCGTCCAGTTGGCGATTTACAAGGTTCTACAGACAAAGCAACTACTAAAATGAAAATAGCAGGTGGTGGCGAATTAAAACAATTATAAACTAATTAAAAACAGGAAACAATGGCAACACTTACAAGAGAAATTGCAGTATCTGAATTAAAAAAATGGCATGAAGCTAAAAAAATCAGTCAATCAAAATTAGATTCTTTAAAAGATTGCGAAGAAGATTTAATTAATGCAATAATGGAAGGGCATTTGATAGTAACGGAAGAAAATACATTAAAGCAAATATTAAAATTTTCAATACAAGAAACGAAAGAATTAAATTTTAAATTACGTTTAACAATTAATGAATTAAACGGAATGACAAAAGGATTAAAACCAACAGATTTAGATGGTAAACTAATGGCTTATGCTTGTGCAATAACAGGCGAGCCATTAGGAGTCATTAAAGCATTGGATACTGTGGATTATTCAATAGTATCTTGTATTGTTACATATTTCCTGTAGAGGAAGACACCTGCAACGCTTGGATTAAAAGCGTTGTACGGTGTTATTTTTGGACAATAAAAGATATAGAAAATTTATATTTAGATGCAGTCGATTATCAAGGATTAGAATATTGGTATGAAGATGCAAAAGAAATGAATAAAAAAGAATAAATAATGGCATCAATAGTTTTACAAACAATATATAAAGCAGTAGATAGATTTTCAGCACCTGTAAGACACATGGAAAAAGCGAATAAATCTTTAGCTAATAGCAATAATATTGTTAAAAATTCATTAATGACATTAGGAGCAGGTTTGTCAATAGGCTCAGCTGTATTTACAGGTTTTAATGCTATAAAAGAATACGATGCTGCTTTAGCATCATTGAAAGCAATTACAGGATTAACTGGTAAAGCATTTGAGCCTTTTAAAACTCAAATTAAATTAATAGGAACAGAAACAAAAAAGAGTTATATTGATATTGCAAAAGCAATGGAGTTAATAGGTTCAGCACAACCAGAATTATTAAACAATGCTGCTGCAATGGGACAAGTAACGAGAGCAAGTATATTATTAGCGAAAGCATCAGGCGGTGATTTACCGACAAGTGCAAAGACGTTAACTAATATAATGAATCAATTTGGAGCTAAAGCAAGCGAAGCGGCTAAATATGTAGATATACTTTCTACGTCTGAACAAAAAGGAACTGGCACAATGCAATACTTATCGGACGCTTTAGTTAATGCTGGTTCGGTTGCAAGTACTTTGAAAATG